TTGTAGTTTCTACAATTAAACCAAAACCTGAACTGTATGTAACTGTATCTCCTGCTCCTGTAATAGTAACTGTAGAGTTTCCTACTGTACCATTTGCAATACTTATTTCACCACTACCATTTGATGTGTAATTTGTAGATAAAGTTTTAATACTAACAAGCGTACCTGCTCCATCATTAACATCAGGATTTGCATTTGGAAATGCTAATTCATTTGCTATTGGAACAAAACCACCTACATCATCTACTAAATCTATAACTCTTGCATCAATAGCAGCTGTTGTTGCTACTTTTGTATCTCCAGATGACCAGGTATCACCTGATGCAATTGTTTCACTTGAATCTTGTCTAAAGTATCTAGCATCTGAACCAGCTGTTGTTAATATTGTAACTTCATCAGGAGTATGTGAAGCATGTTCTGAAGCTGTAACTAATACTGCATCAGCTATTTTTGCAGCTGTAACAGCATCGTCAGCTATCTTAACAGAAGTAACTTGTGAATCTCCTATATGTGCTGTATCAATAGATCCATCTGTATAATGTTCACTATTAATAGCATCATCTGCAATTTTAGTTCCTGTAACTGCGTCAGCAGCAATTTTACCTTCTGTAACTGCACTAGCATTAATCTTAGCAGCTTCTACTGCATTAGTAGCTAGTTTAGCAGCAGTAATATTTGCATCTGTAACTTTTACTGTTGTAACTGAATTAGTTTTTAAATTTGCTGCATCAATAACATCTTCAGGTATAGAATCATTTGTTTTAGATAATATACCTACATATATAACTAAAGTTTCACTTTGTAATGAACCTGAATCCCAAGTTACGTTAACTGTTGTATTAGATGAAAAAGATGAACTTGATATTGTACCTACAATAGTACCTGTAGAACTTCCTACAGCTTTTATTCTTCTACCAGCGTGATAAAAAGTAGTAACATCTGATCCTGCTACTGTAAATGATGTAGCACTTGCATAAGCAAACGTATGTGCACCATCGCCATCACCATAGATAACCCATTGTGCATCATTGTACCATTCTCTAATATCAGCAGTTACAGCTCTAAAGGCATTGTTAATATTAGAAGGTAACATACCTTCTGCAATACTAACTCCTCCTACGGATGTATTATTACTTGCTGTACTACTATAATCTTTTATACCTGCCATCTAGTCTCCTATAAACCAAGCAAATGCTTTGTTGTTTTCCTTATTCTTTTCATTAATTAATGTATTAATTGCTTCTTCAATTTGTCTTTGAAAGAACTCTTGTGTTTCAAAACTGTATCGTACATTGTCAATATCAATTTTATCTGTCATTATCTTATTCCTGATTTAACACCTGTTATATCAATACCTTGTGCATGATTAAAAAGTGTTCCACTTGGTATTTTAACATTAGCTTTAAAATATCTACCAGACTGTCTGACTGGATTTATACCACTATCAGTCATGGTTGATACAGAAGATTGTCCAACTGTATCTGCTAATCTATCTCTAGTTTTAATAGTTACTTCAGCTTGTGCATCTACTATAGGTCTTACACCTGTAATACTAGCTCTATGTCCAGGAAATATTTCTAATTCATTTGTTTCTATTTCTGAAATATTAGCAGTTCCTGAAAATATAGCTGCTTTAAAATCGTTATCAATAGCTCCTAAAAATCTTTGTCCACCACTCCAAAAGTCTGTATCTAATGCTATGTTAATTTGATCTAAGTTAGCAGATATAATATCCATAAGTTCTACTGTATAAGCTCCTACAAACTGTGCAAATATCTGACTAGCATTTGCTTCAGCAAGTGACCACTTCTGTGTAGCATAATTATATATAATAATTCTATCACAAATTCCAGTAGTGTTTGTAGTATTCTGAGCTGATGGATATAACCACATAGCTAACTGATTAAATGGATCTACAGCTGCTACTATTCTATCAGCATAAGCTTTATTAAGATCTAGGTCAAAAAACCTATTAACTTTTTCAGCTCCTATTGGAACTATCTTATCACCATTAACTTCAAAAAAACCATCATCTGCATAAAAGAAAACACGTCTATTATCCTGACATACTGTTTGTCCATATACAGCTCCTCTATTAGGAGAGATAACTGATAATCTAAATACTGTTGCTCCACCAACATAGTCCATACGAACTATTTGATTTTGTCTAAATACATAACCATATTCACCTGATGTTATCGCAACAATCTGTCCACCTGAACCAGGTAGATCTTGTAAATCTGATTGTTTTGTTCCAGACTGCCAAGTTGTAATATCATTAATACCTGACCATTGTATTCTGTTTTTATTATTTGTTTGGTTTCCTGTAACTAAAAAATCTCTAATAACTCCTGATACTCTAAATGTAGGAACTGTACCTGAAGTTTGTATTGCACTTAAATTAGCAAAGTTAGTTGATGTACCCATTAAATAATATTGAGGTGCATCTACACCATTACTTGCTATAATGTAATTACCAAATTGTGTAAATGTAAAGAAATCATTATCAGCTCCAGTAAGTGATGACTTTCTAGATGTAAATGTTCCTGATGCTAATTGAAATATATCTGTCTTAGTAGCAACAAAATTAAAAACTGTGTTTGTATTATCTCTAAATGATGCAGCACCTTTTGCATTTTTAGCAACATTATTAGAACTATAGTCTACCAAAGATGGAAATCTTTTGTAAGAATTAAGTGCATAATATACATTAGTTGCTACATTAGCTCCTGGATTCAAATGTTGTGGTTGATCAGGTAGCCATTCTCCAAATTTAATCTGCATTATTTTCTCCTATAGAATGACAGATCTGTACTTACATCTGTTCTTTGAACTACAGGTGATGCTCCATAAGTATCTTGTCTATCGTTATTTTCACATCTTTCCATAGCTGCTGAATACATACCTAGCCATTGTTGCGTTTGATTAGCATCGATGCCACCAATGAAATTACTAGCATGATATAACGACCCATATAAGTAGATAGCAGGATGACTTGCCAAAATATAATTAGAGGTATTGCTATCAGACAAAGCAGTAAAAGCTTTATAATATTGTAGCTTACCTGTATAACTCGTGTCAGGCGAGGGTGCGAAACGAAATTGTTCTGTTCCATTATCTGATTCAATAGTATACGTTCTAGGCATACCTGAAGTTGAACCTCCTTTGATTTCAAATAAATTTGCTGGTGTGATATATTCTAAATGATATTTAGTACCACCTGATAGTATATGAAATGATCTAGCTGCTATAAATCCTGAAGGTACTGTAACAGTTTCAGCATTAATAGTAACATCATCAATCTGTTCCATTTGTCTTATTCTAAGCTTAGCATTAAAATCTGCTTCAGTTAGTTTTATAAAGTCATCTTGTATCTCTGTTGTAAGATCAGATCTATTTAAGAAATTAGCTACTGATGCTTTTAGTTCTGTGTATGTTGATAATGCCATTATATTCTACCTGATGCTGTTCTAAAGTAACGAAACTCATTACTATTAAGTTTTAATTTTAAAATTCTTTTTCTTTCTATATCTGGAATAGCAAACCAATTATTAGTACCATTATATTCTTTAGCCCATAATTGTAATACTAAACTAGGAATACTAGCCACACGTTTGAGATCTTTACTTTTGGAATAACCATCATTAAGATTATATAATCTTTTATTCTTTTGAAGAATAGGATTTACATCTTGTGAATTTTTAACTGTAAGTTTTCCATCGGCCTCAACGAAATACTTAGTTCCGTCTGAGTCCTTACCTCGTAAGATAGACATTATTCAGATAGTTGTGATACGTGTAGGTTGCCTGTTCCTGATGCTAAAATAACTGCTACTTTCTCACCTGGAGAAACTTTAAAGTATTCTACATCTTTTGCAGGTAAAAATATTTTACTTGTTGTTGAAGTTGGATTGCTACCAAATTCAATAAAACAATCTTCATCAGATACTATTCTGACAAAATATATACTTGCAGCAAATGCAGCACTTTGTGCAGAAGTTCCACTTGCACTTACCTTTTCGTGACTTACTACTTTTAATGCGTGATTGTGTGCCATTGTTTCCTTTTATTATATTATTTGTTAGGGGAGATTACTCTCCCCTTAATTAATTATCTTCTTATTACAAATGTAACAAGACATTTTTGTGCTCCAGTAGAAGCTCCGTCTGTAAGAATTTCAATAGTACCATCTTCTTCTACTCTGTTAAGAGCAGTAGGTACTGCTGAATCTACAGTTCCAGCTGCTGATCCTGAATGGGCAACAGTTATGCCGCCACCAGTTACAGCTGTACCACCGATTTCAAAAGATAATCCAGCATTTGCACCTGATATAGCACCTTGTAAAGCAGTA